GAGAGCCGAACCCATAGACGCGAACTTGGCTAGGCGAATAACGCCATAACCAGGAACATCAGCCTTACGAGATCTACAGGCATCCACAGCCTTATGCAAATGAGGCCACGGCGCAAGTAGAGCTCTTATTAGCTGATTCGAGACGCGATCGGAAGCCTCGCTTAAATCAAGCGTGGCCAGGGATCCATCAAGAGAACCCTGCTGAGCAAGGAGCTGGTTAGGCTCCTGAGACTCAGTTCCGATGAACTGGTCGAGATAACTCGAACTAGTTCTACGGATCAATTGCTCAAGAACACCCTGTTGTGCATATTGCATAACAGTAGGCTCTATTGCAATGATCCTGGGCGTCTTTTGCGTCTTAGGAACAGATATGACCCTGACGGGTCTCTCTGAACCGGGTTCGAGGAAGTCGACCTCGTCATAATGCTCGTTAAAATAACGGACATTAGGAAACAGGAAGTCCTCAACAAAGAAGACCTCCTGCAGACGAGTGGTCCACTCGCGTTGATTGTACTTTCCATTACTGGAAAGCCGCTCAGCCGTCGAGCCCGGACCATGCTTGGGAACTATTCTCGACGCATAGACATCACTGTCAAGCTGAGAGAATAGAGAACCAAACACAAGGTGACCCAATCTTGAGAATTCCTCTATTGAGGAGCTCTCGCGATGAAGGTCACCATGTCGTACTTCCTGCTCACATTGGACAAAGGATGACATAGCCGCTCTCCGCCTTGTATCACTACAAGGGAGGAGAACTTTGCTGAAGATCAAAGTCAATTGTCTTACAGCAAAAATTGCTTCTATGTCTGGTTCATCCAATAGGATACCAGTACCAGAATCGAAAACAAGCTCAGTGAAACCCCGAAGAAACTCGGGGAGACACCTGCTACCTCTAACCCGAAAGGGCGAGAAAGCGGCGTGAGCCACAATCCCTTGGTCAAGACTTTTTTGGAAGTCCTTTCCAAAGGATGGTAGGGTTATCGTAAGAAACGATAACCCCTCGTTTTCGGTTCGACCTGAGACGTATTGCACGTCTCTGGTGGTGCTAGTGCCGCATCTACTGGCTTGTTCAAAAGCCAGTACTTTCCAGAGTGCGATCAGGCTTTTCATAAGCCCTCCTATATAGGGGGTAGCTTATCCTTAGCCAATCGCATTGAAGGTACACCCTCATAGATATCAGTCTATAAGGGTGAGGCCTAGGAAAAGACCTCCGAGACATGCAGAGATGATCAGGATGATTATAATAATCATCCAAAGATTACTCTGTATGCTCGTGAGTAGCGTATGATTATAATCATAATCACCGCGCTTCACTGAATCACCTCCTTCCGAAAGGAAGGAAAGAAGGACATCTAAAGCATCGGAATACGAATGTATCCCTAGCTCTTCGAGGTCCCTCTCTTTTTGCCGAATTGCTTGACGACTGAGGAATTTACTTTCCTTAGCTGCCTCAATGCGGCATCTTTCATGGGGTCCTTGGGGGAAGTCAATTAAGACTCACCACCAAGGAGTGCGACCATTACTTTGGAACTTGAGTCAGTTGCGAGTTTTACCAAACCCGCAAAGACAGCAAGTGCCTCAGAATTGTCATACCCAACCTTCGGGCGATCGATGACGACATAAGCCGACATCGAAACCGGAATGTTGTCCCCACTGAAAGGATCTTCAGTGATCTTTTCCACGTCGAGACGCAGAACATGACGCTTCCGCGACGACTCTTGAGTCGATAGCTTAAGCGTAATGGTTCCGTCACTACTCTCATACTGAGAAGCGAAGTTGCCCGTGTTTACACGCGGGAGCGACGTTTCCTCTTCTGAGATGGTGACTTTCTGCGGGTCGGTCAATGCCATTTGGCACACTCCTTATGTTAACCTCCGAAGAGGTTATTCGATGGTTAGCAGTGGATCTGCTACAGAAATCGGCTGATACCGAGAGCTGCGGCAATGGAAAGTTGGAGGGGTGACAAGCCCTCCCAACCAATTCCAAATCCAAAGGGGTTTGCTTCTGAACGTCTCTTAGTCGTGATGACTATGGAAGACGAAACAGGACCAAGATGATAATTCGCTTTTTCCATCGCCGGCCATGGTGGCTGGTGACGGAAGTGAATCTCATCCTGGGATATGGTTATACTTTCGATGGTTTCTTCCATCATGTATCCATATCGCATAACCTGACCGGCATTTTGGTAGTCAGTAATATTGGACATAACATCTCCAATATTCGAAAACCAATCGACGGCCCAGCTCCACGGCGCTACCTCCCAAAGAAGTTCTGGGTTAAGCTGTAGTCCTAGTAACTCACGGGCTTTTTGGCCCGATTCTTCGTGCCGTCGCCAGAAGTCATCTGACGAGGGCATAGCGAAGGTAAAGTTACCACGGAACCACCGCTTAGTTACTATAGTCTTAGTAACGGTAACGTTCGGAACTTTCCCATCCGCATAAAGATAACCAGTATAATAGCCAGGAAATCTGGCCATATAACCGGTAGTCTCGAGCGAATCGGATTGTTCTTCCGTTGGGAACTCATATCCACGACGAGTATTGCTACCAGCCCTCTCTTTCCATTGTTGAGCAATGGAGCCAGAGCGGCTGACAGCGTCCGCTGATGAGCGAACATCGTTCACCAGGGGAACCCAACCATAAATATGGTTAAGATACTCATCACCTGCGTTCTTCAACGCAAGGGCACGGCTTTGCCAAGTCTTGGCGCCGTAGATGGCTGGAAGGCCATCACGTTGCGTCTCGACTAAAGCTTGGCCAGCCTGGGCATGAGGACTACGAGGGCTGCAACGAGAGATAGCCGTAGCTCCGTCCGCATCGGAAGGGAAAGAAACATCCCATTCGATTGGATCGAAGTCTAAGGTTTTCATCATTGCATCCGTTGGAAAGGCACAATAGACGGGTCCATCATAACCTGCGAAGGACCCACCTTGTGCTTTATCAACTTGAACCGTCTTATTAAGACGGTACTCAAGACGGCGCGTGAAAAACGGGCCGCCGGACATGTACTGACCAGTTGAACGGTCGCGTGCATGGCCTTCCGACTCAGTATACTGAGTCCCGTTAGCAAGCGTGACAACACCTCCTGGGGTAAGAACTTTACCATCAGGGATGTTGTACTCAGGAGGAAACTCTTGAGTACAAGGAATTAACCTTTCACGTTTGGAAACGGTCAACGGGGAGCTCCTTCTTCTGGGATGCCATTACTGGCATCAGTGGATGATGCACTGCACGGCTGACTTGCTAGGCT